TTCAATTTCACTACGGGTTTAAAATTGATATAGATATTGACACTAATAAGTTGGTTCATGTCTATATTGATCAAATTCCTACGGAATCTCTTTCCGAAGGAGAGACTCGTATTGTGGTTATTGAAGAACCTAAGAAGGGGGATTTATATCATTGGGCGTTAGATAAGCGAAATATGACCATGTATTCTCATTTACTCACGTTTCATGAGGAAATATTGAAGGACAATCCAAAAGCACAGTTATTTCATTTTCCTAATACTTGGGTTCGGGATTATAAATCACCTTGTAAAACATTTTCAGTATCAACTGTTGTTGGAGGAAAGAATGTCAATGGCCTTGAAGGACATAATTTACGACATCAACTTTGGCATCACCGGCATTTAATATTTTTGGATAAACAATTTTATTTGAGTGGTGATGCAAAAGGACCTCATAAATTTGTACGTTGGAAAAGTGTAAATTACAATGGTGAATTGGTACTTGGGGCATCAAAGAATCCACTGTTTGATAGTATGTTTCATATTGTAATAGAAAATACATCTATTCCGAATTACTTTTCAGAAAAGTTATTGGATTGTTTCCGTTCGTGGACAGTTCCTATTTACTATGGATGTACTAATATTGAAAAATATTTTAACCCTGAAGGTATATTTTGTGTAAAAAATGTGCGTGAGATTATACGGGTTTGTAATCATATCAATAGTAGCACATACGATGAACTACATGATGCTATTGAAGATAATTACAATCGGGCATTGCTTTGGGATCATCCTTTTGAAAGATTAAAAGAAAAGATTAAATCTATAATACAATGATTGATTGGATACAAGGTGAGAAGTTTCAGGATATATCGGATTGGAGATATGCTCCATCAATACGATATAAGGATGATTATAATCATCTTGTAAATGATTTGGATTTTAGAAAATTGAATGAAGGTGATGTTATTTATACTCATACATTTTATGCAAAGCAGTTATTTGATATATTAGATGTGATAGGAAAACCGGTGTATATAATAACACACAATGCAGATGAACCAGCTGATTGGATTCCTCCTGATTGTGTGATCCATTGGTGGAGTCAGAATGTAGGATTATCTCATCCAAAGATTGAATCCCTGCCAATAGGTTTGGAAAACAATCGTTGGTGGGCTGGACTCAGAAAACGTGCCAAAATGGAGGAGATGTTGAAGAAACCACTTCCACATGAGAAGTTAATTTATATGAATCACAATATAAAGACCAATCGTGCTCAGAGGCAACGTCCATATGAATTGTTTGGTGAGGCTCCTTGGATGACAGTGCATCATGGAAAGAATGGATTACGTTTTGATGAGTATCTTGCCAATGTGGCAAACCACAAGTTTATGATTTGTCCTGAAGGCAGTGGAATTGATTGCCACCGGTTTTGGGAATGCCTGTACTTGGGAACCATACCGGTTGTAAAACGATGTGTCAATGTTATGTTTTATGCACATCTGCCTATCTTAATTGTAGATGATTGGGAAGAGGTTACTGTTGAACGGTTGAATGATTTCTATAATGAGAAAATATTCACTTGGGATTTGGTTAAAGAAGAATTAATGTTTGCATACTGGAGGAATAAAATACTTAAACATTGTGGCAGAAATTAAAACCATAGTACTTGTATTACGTTCCGGTGGAGACTTCTCCTTCCGAGATGTCGAACTTATTACCCGACATATAAATGGTAAGTGGAAGGCACTGACTCGTCCACGAATACTTTGTTTATGGGATGGGGCAAGTACCGAATACAACTTAGGCAACATTGAGATTATTCCTCTGCCTAAGGATCATATCGGCACCTGGAGTCGCATTCATTTGTATAGCCCTGCAATGGAAAAGTATCGCCCTTATTTATATATTGATCTTGATACTGCCGTCATAGGATCCTTGGAAAACATATTTGCATTGGTTAAGGATGAAACACAATTCATTACCCTTGAGGACTTCTGGCAGAAAGGTAAACTTGCAACCGGACTTGTGTGGTTCCCAAAAGACAGTAGTAAGGTTAGCAAAGTGTGGAATTCCTTTACTGGTGCAAAGGGTAAACGAATGGATGCATTCTTACGTCAGTATGTAGAGGCTGATGCTTATTGGCAGAACCTTACTGGTACAATAAGGGATTTCAAACCACGTACACGTATTGTAATGAGTAACCTGCCGGACAATACTGATATAGTGTGTTTTCATGGCAAGCCTCGTATATACAATGCTCAGGATATTCCTTGGATAAAGTCTTATGTGAATCAGCGATTTGCTCCTCCACAATTACCGGTTACAGTTATAATTCCATACAAAGTTGACAGGGGTTGGTTGCAGCATGCAGTTGATAGTGTGCCAAAGAATGTTCAGATTATTCTTAGTCAGGGAGAAGGAAATTGGCCAGCTAATTTCAATAAGGCACTCCCGGATGCAAAAGGAAAGTACATACGTTGGTTACACGAAGATGATATGCTTACCCCGAATAGTATTGAAGATGCCGTTTATGCAATAGAGGAACAAGGTGTAGATTTCATACATGGGAATACTTATGAGTTCAGGGATGGTAGTACAACTGCAAAACCCTGGATTCCACGATTACAATATCCTACACTTGCAGATATGCTTGTAAGGAATTACATTCATAGTACCACTTTACTTTACCGCAGGGAAGTTTTTGAAACACTTGGAGGGTTGGACGAAACACTCAATACCGCTGAAGAGTACGAGTATCATTTAAGGTGTTTGAAAGCCGGATTAAAACTGGGGTATTGTGATTCATTCTTGGCATATTACCGCAGACATGCTTTACAAAAGGTACGGGTAGTACCAAGAATGAATCGTAGTCAGGAAAGAGAACAAGTTAAACAAAAATATGCACAATGATTGATGATTCTCCTATATTAATTACTGGTATTCCTCGAAGCGGATCACGTGCTGTAGCAGGGGTAATTAACCTTTGCGGAGCATTTGGAGGTGATATGTCATTCCATAAAGATTCCTATGAGAATGGAGCAATTCAAAGATTTATTGAAGGATCGTATCTTGAATCAATAGGAGTTGATCCAAAAGGACAATATCCTTTACCAAGTGAAACTGATTATATTCCTATTAATTGGAAAAAATCAATAGCTACTCAATTAATATCTGAAAGGTATAAAGAGGGCAAATGGATGTATAAAAGTGCAAGAGCCGCTTTATTATGGAGGGTGTGGGATTATACTTTTCCAAATGCTCGTTGGATTATTGTACGTAGAAGAACCGGGGATATAATTGATGCTTGTTGTAAAACGGGATACATGACTGCTTTTAAAAGTGAACAAAATCGTAAATTGATTAATGTTGAAACTGAAGAAGATGGTTGGTTATGGATGGTACATGAGTATGAAAAGCGTTTTGCTGATATGATAACTGAAGGATTGAATTGTAAGATTATATGGCCGGAGCGTATGATAAATGGAGATTACCGACAGCTGTATGATGTATTGGATTGGTTGGGGCTTAAATGGACCCCACAAGTATTATCGTTTATTGATCCGTTATTATGGACAAATCGTAAAAAAGAAAGGAGAGGATAATGGCAGTAAGAGCGTTGACTGATGATGTTGTGGATCTTATGGAAAATGGGGATTCATTAAATCGAACATTTGTTGATCGGTGTATAACGGCGGCAAATGCTTTGATTAATAAGGTATTTGAATACGATATTGATTCAATGCCAACCACTTTACTTACTGAAATGGAAGCGTGGTTAGCAGCTCATATGGTAGCCAGTTCACTTGAACGCATTACTGTTTCAGAAAAACTTGGACAGGCAGAAGTAAAATATGCAGGACAATACGGAAAGATGTTAGAATCTACTCCATACGGACAAATGGTATTGACTTTAGATTATACCGGACGTATGAAGAAAATGGGTAAAAGCCGGGCAAGTATTTTTGTAGTGCCTCAATTCGATGACTAATGGGAATACAAAGTTTCATAGTAAGTAAATTGAACCAAACAGCAGTGTATTGGGGAAATCCACAAAAGGATGGATATGGAGGTTTTACCTATGATGATCCTGTTGAAATAGATTGCCGGTGGGAAGATATGACACAAGTTGTACGTAGTTTAAATGGAGAAGAGTTTATTTCACGGGGAGAAGTATTTGTGAATACTGTTTTGGAGGAAAATGGATTATTGTATCTTGGAACAATAGATGATTTACTTGATAGTGAAGGGGAAAGCAGTGGAGAAGTAGATATTGATAATCTTAGTGATGATTTGCAACAGCACATATTTTTAATCCGTCGTCCAGAAAGGATACCAGCTTTAAATTCGACTGATAATTATTTTAATAAAGTATATTTGACACCTTATATATCTTGGGAATAATGGCAAGACCTTTAAAATATACATCAACATTAAAGTCACATTCCGTTGAAGGATTGGATCAAGTAATGAGGCGTTATCGTGAAGCGGCAAAGAGATTAGAGAAAAACAGTAATACGGGAATGATTGAATTTGCATTACATATAAGACGTAGAACTGAAACCAAGACTCCTTATACTCCAAAAGATACGGGGAATTTAAGAGCCAGTTGGTTTGTTGCCGCTATTACTGGATCAGTAAATGATCCAACAGGAGAAAGTGGAAACTTTAAAACTCCACGTAAAGGACATTTAACTAAAGGTGAATTGGCCGCTCAACACCGATCAATCGTGGCTGCCAGTCTTGCTGAAGTGCGAAGTAGAACTGATCCCAATATTATTTTTGGGTATAGTGCAGGATATGCTTTGGCAGTACATGAGAAAATAGGTGCTGAAAATTGGAGTAGGCCTGGATCAGGACCTAAGTGGCTTGAAGCACACTTGAATAGCAGTGTGGGTACATTTACAAAAATAATGAAAAAGAATACCGAAATATTATGAACGCCCCCAGTGAAGATATTAAAGACATGTTGGTTACTGATAGTGGTTTAGGATTATCCTTTGCTACTAATTTGTTTATTGGTGTTGAGCCTTATAGTCCGAAGAATTGTGTTACCATATTTGATACGTATGGACAACCTCCGGATTTAGGACTCACTAATCAAGGGTATGAACGCCCGGCTATTCAAATACGTGTACGGAATAAATCGTATATAGATGGTTGGACGTTAGCAAATGATATAAAGGACCTATTACACGGCAAAGAACATGAAACGTGGAACGGTGCTCTATATACGGTTATCTACTGTTCGAGTGGTCCCGCTCTGCTCGATTGGGATGATAACAATAATGCACGCTTTATTGTAAACTTTAATTTGCAGAGACGATCTGCATAGAAAAGGAGGTAAAAAATGGCAAGTAATGCGGTAGCTGGTGTTGGAACAGTATTCAACAGATGGGATTCCAATGCAGGAAAATGGGATGCTATTGCTGAAATAAATTCCATCACCGGTCCAAGTATGTCAAGGGATACAATTGATGTGACTTCCCTTGATTCGACAGGAGGCTATCGTGAGTTCATCACAGGTTTTCGTGATGGTGGAACGGTAGTGCTTTCTATGAATTTCACTCGTACTACTTATGAGTTGATGAAAACAGATTTTGAGAGTAATGATGCTCAAAATTATCAAATTGATCTACCTGATACTGAAGGTACTTCTTTGGATTTTGAAGGACTTGTTACGGAACTTCCGTTGACAATTCCAACAGATGATAAGATTACTGCGGATGTGACTATTAAGATTACCGGTCAGGTCCTACTCAGTTCAGGTGGAACAACTACACCGTAAATGTTTACTTCCTAACCAAGGATTTTATTTTTATTAACCAAATTAAATTTTAAGAAAATGGCACTATTAGATCGCAAAGCCTTATTGGCAAAAGAAAAATTGGAAGTTGTCAAAGTTGATCTTGGCAATGGTGATTACGTATTTGTTCGTCAAATGACAGGACGGGAACGTGATAGATTTGAACAATCTCTTATAAAAGAGAATAAGAATGCTGAAGGTGGGTATGAAAAAACTCTTGAAGATTTTCGTGCAAAGCTGGCTGTTTGTACGGTAAGTGATGAAGATGGAAATCTTATATTACAACCTGGAGATTTTCAAATGCTTAGTCAGCATATGAGCGCAGCAAAACTTGAAAAGATTATAAATACTGCACAAAAGATTAACAAAATTTCGGAAGATGATAAGGAGAATTTGGTAAAAAACTCCGAAGCCGTCCAGGACGGCAATTCTACTTCCGACTCTGTAGAGAATTAGGATACCCACATCCGGATTACCTATTGGATCAATTAACAAGTGCTCAACTTAGTGAATGGGAAGCATACGATAGACTTGATCCAATAGGGAAATGGAGGGATGATTACAGTTTTGCAGTATTAAATGCTTTGATTATAAATATTGTAAACAAGTTGTATGGGAAAGGAAAAACTAAACAATATACCCCAGTTGATTTTATTCCTAATTGGAGTGGTGAGAAGAAACCAGTAAAGACACAGAGTATAGAAGATATGAAACAATCCTTATTGAATATTGCAAAAATAGCAAATACAAGGAAAAGAAGGACCCCTATTACTTCTAAGACTGCTAAAAAACCACCGATAAAAAGAAGTAAACCGAATCAAACAAAAGAGTGACACTATGGATTTAGGGAGTTTGATAATACATTTGAGAGTTGATGGGGGGGAGTTAAAAACAGCTGAAGTTGCTCTCAATAACTTAGGAGTGGCTGCTAATAAAGCCGCTGCTAAAAGTGCTACTTCTTTCAAGCACGTAATTAGTCAAACTAATATGTTTGCACAACGTGTACGTACTATTGGATATTTGACTTCCGCTGTTCTTACTGCCCCTATACTTGGAGCCGGGAAAGCCGTATTGGATGCTACAAAGGATTTTGAGTATTCAATGCAAATGATTGTAGGGTTAGTTGGAGAGTCACAAAGTACAGTTGATCAGTGGAAAGAGTCGTTATTGAAGATGGGAAAAGAGGTAGGTAAGACTCCTAAAGAGCTGGCTGAAGGTTTATATTTCTTGACCTCATCGGGGATACAAGGAGCAGAAGCACTCAAAGTATTGGAAATTTCTGCTAAGGCTGCAACAGCTGGTCTTGGACAAACTCAAGAAGTTGCAGATTTAC